GTGGTCCAGAGCCAGAAGCTGACTACACATCTTATCAGCCCGGTAGTTTCTACAACCTGTCAGATACTAACCGTATGAATATGACTAACCTTCTACGTAGTGGACGTAACTTAGTTACAACACCAGCTCGTATGTTAGGTATCAACAATCGTTTAACTAACATGTTGATACCAAAGAGTAATGAAGCAATACAAGATGCAAGAGATAACCGTAGACCAGTAACTCTAACTAGAAGAGGAGGTGGCGGAGGTGCTAGACTACCAGTCGCACCGTTGACACCAGAAGAGATACTGTTACCAGAACAGGTGGCGGCAGCACAGGCAGCTCCAGCATATCAGCAAGCACAGACTGGAGTAGATCCTAACAGACTAATGCAGATACAACAGCGGGCGTATGCACAAGCATTCAATCCTTACAACCCTTTGACCGTAGGAGGATTTAATCCTATGTTTAGATTCTTTGGCCGCAGAGGTGGTATGGGTAGAGGTGCATTTAGAACAGCATTTAGAAGAGATTAATCATGACAGCAAAATCTAGGTATGATAATTTATCCAGTGATCGTTCCCAGTTTTTGACCGAAGCAGAAGACGCAACTAAACTTACACTACCATATCTTATTCGTGGTCATGAAGACTATCAGAAAGGTATGAAACAACTGAAGACACCTTGGCAGTCTGTAGGGGCTAAAGGAGTTGTAGCGTTAGCATCCAAGCTATCGCTATCTCTCGTACCTCCACAGACTAGCTTCTTTAAGCTACAAGTAGATGAGTCTCAGTTAGGTGAACAGTTTGAGCCGCAGATAAAATCAGAACTTGACTTATCCTTTGCAAAGATAGAGCGTACAATCCTTGACGCTATCGCTGCATCAGATGATCGTGTAGTAATACACCAAGCATTACAACATCTAGTTGTAGGTGGTAATGCTCTTATCTTTATGGGTAAAGAAGGACTGAAGTTATATCCTCTTAATCGCTACGTGATAGAACGAGATGGCAACGGCGACGTGATTGAAATTGTCACAAAAGAAAGCATCAATAAAGATCTAATTCCTAACTACGAAGACATCAAACCTAAGATGGGTTACGAGAGTCCAGTAGACGGAGATCCAGATGAAGAAGAGTGTGATGTATACACACATGTTAGAAGAGATAACAACAGATTTGTATGGTATCAAGAGGTACACGGTAAACGGATACCCGGATCACAAGGTAAGTCACCAGTAGATAGTACACCATGGCTACCACTACGATTTAATACAGTAGATGGAGAAGCATATGGTAGAGGTAGAGTAGGACAGTTCATCGGAGATCTTAAGTCTCTTGAAGCATTGTCACAAGCTATAGTAGAAGGTAGTGCAGCAGCAGCTAAAGTTGTATTCACTGTATCACCATCATCTACAACTAAACCTCAGACGCTAGCAGCAGCTGGTAATGGTGCTATCGTACAAGGTAGACCTGATGACATTGGTGTCGTGCAAGTTGGTAAGACAGCTGATTTCGCTACGGCGTTACAGCACATGCAAACCTTAGAGAAGCGATTGAACGAAGCGTTCCTAATCCTGTCCGTTCGGCAGTCGGAACGTACAACCGCAGAAGAGGTACGTATGACACAGTTGGAACTAGAACAACAACTCGGCGGACTGTTTGGGTTGTTAACTGTAGAGTTCCTCGTACCCTATCTCAACAGAAAGCTTAGTATATTCCAGAAGACAGGACAGATACCACGTATACCTAAGGGTATCGTAAAGCCTATCATTGTCGCTGGTATTAATAGTCTAGGTAGAGGTCAGGATGTACAAGCATTAGGTGGTTTCTTACAGACCATAGCAACTACTATGGGACCAGAAGCTATCACAACATACATAAACCCAGAAGAGGTAATCAAGAGACTAGCAGCTGCACAAGGTATAGATGTATTAAATCTTGTGAAGAGTATGCAAGAAGTACAACAAGAACAGCAGCAAGCCGCAGCACAACAAGCAGAGCAGGCTGCAATCGAAGGTACACCAGCTCTCATGAAAGCACCTTTAATGGACCCAACTAAAAACCCTCAGTTATTACAACAACAGGGGGCTCCAGAACAACAACCACCACAATAATAAATGGCAGAAACATTAACAATGGAATCTAATGTAGAGAAGACTAGCGTTGACAGTCTTTCTGCGGAAGAACAAGATTCCCTACAAGTTGGTGAGCAGATGCAACAAGCTCAGGACAACCTACTAGCTGGTAAGTATAAGAATGCTGAAGAGTTAGAGAAAGGTTATCTTGAGCTACAACAAAAGCTCAGTAACAACCAGACAGAACAGGCTGAGGCACAACCTGAATCTGAGCAAGCTGAACCTGAAGAGTTATCAGTCTTAGATAGAATTTGGCAAGAGTCCACAACACAAGAAGAGTTTAGTCCAGAGCTAACTGAAGAGATAAGTAAGATGAGTTCAACTGAACTTGCTAATATGTACTTAGATTACAGGCAAGCAAACGAAGGATCTGAACCCGGTAGAAAAGATTTTACACCACAAGAAATAACAGAACTTAAAGGTGTAGTAGGCGGAGAGCAGAACTATTCTAACATGATAGATTGGGCACAGAAATCTCTAAACGAACAAGAGGTACAGATGTTTGATGCTGTCATGGCAAACGGAGATCCACTAGCTGCATTCTTTGCAGTCAGATCTTTAGCCTACGCATATAATGATGCAGTAGGATATGATGGTAATGTAGTACAAGGTAAAGCACCTCGTCAAAACACAGATCAGTTCCGTAGCCAAGCAGAAGTTGTAGCAGCTATGGGCGATCCACGTTATGAAGACGATCCAGCATATCGTAGAGATATCATGGAGAAACTAGAACGATCACCTAACGTAAATTTCTAATGCCAAAAGTAAACGGAAAAAAATATCCCTACACACCATCGGGGATGTTAGCAGCACAGAAAGCTGGAAAAAAAACTAAAAAAAAAATTAAGAAAAAGTATTAACCATGGCTTACTCTGACATACAAGAAAAGTTAGGTCAACAAATGATGGCTAACTCAGTCCTTCTCGCAGAAAAATATAGTCAGGGTAATCTCTTTCCTAAAGGGTCAGAAGGTAATCCCTACTCTAAAAATCCTAGAGCTCAATCAGCTAAACGAAAGAGGGACTATAAGAAAGCTCAGGAAGAAAAGAAATCCGCTAAACAAGTTTCTGATGAAGCTAGGCAGAGAGAATTTCAACGTAGAAAAGAGCGAGGAGAAGTCTTTGGGGACATGCCTCCCGACTTTAACTTGATGGAAAATCTTGATCCTAATACTTTACTACAGATAGGTGGTGCAGTAGGTGGTGGTTTATTAAGACATCTTCTTATTAATCCTATGAATCTTCAGATGTCTAACCTACCTTACACTCCTCCCATAGAAAGAATAGTATTACCTAACGGAAGAATGATTGACTCCCCGTTAAGATTTAAAACTGACCAAGAACGGATTAGATTCATGGACGACTGGGTCAAAGGAGAAACTAAGTACTCATAATGTTAAAAAAACTTTCAAATATTCAAAAAGATAAACTCTTACATTTTTTCTGGGGAGCTATTCTCTCTTTTATTCTTATTCTTTGTCTTGGAAAAATCGGAATAATTATTTCACTTATTATTCCAGCAATTAAAGAATTATATTATGACAAGTATCTTGGAAAAGGTTGTTGTGAATGGGCAGATTATTTTTATTCTATTGCTCCAACAATAATGTTAATAATTATGAGATACTAAACGGAGTATCATGGCACGTAAAAAAGTACGTAAGAAAAACGTCTCCCTTAGAATAGGCAAACACAAGAGCCGCAAGGGAGGGCTCACCGCAGCCGGTAGAAAAAAATACAATCGGGCTACCGGCTCCAACCTCAAGGCTCCACAGCCCGGAGGAGGTCCACGCAAACGCTCGTTCTGTGCTCGCTTTAGAGGCATGAAGGGTCCGATGAAAAAGAATGGCAAGCCTACACGTAAGGCACTTGCTATGCGAAGATGGAAATGCTAACATGGCACACAAAAAAGGCAGCAAGTGTGGCTGCAAACACAAAGGTAAAAAACGCTAATGTCAAAGAGAGGCTTGTATGCTAATATCAATGCTCGTAAAAAAGCTGGTACTAGCAGATCAAAAAAGAATAGTACAATTACACCGAAAGCTTACAAGAATATGAAAGCAGGCTTTCCAAAGAAAAAGAAATGATTACCACCGAATACGGTAAGAATAACATCTACCCAAACGAACCCCCAATACAATTATTACCAAAACAAAAACTAATGTCAAAAGAAGCAGAAAGATTTAATGGCTGGGCAGCAATGCTCGGATTCGTAGCAGCTGTAGGAGCCTACGCAACAACAGGTCAAATCATACCCGGAGTATTCTAATGGCAGCTATCTCGGTAACAAGAGATAACAGCCTTAGCAACTGGGAAAGATTTTGTCAGTGGGTTACAAGCACAGACAACCGCATTTATGTTGGTTGGTTTGGTGTGCTTATGATACCCTGCTTATTAACAGCAACAACTTGTTTTATACTAGCCTTCATCGCAGCACCGCCTGTAGACATAGACGGCATACGTGAGCCAGTTTCCGGCTCGTTATTATACGGAAACAATATTATATCAGGAGCAGTCGTCCCCTCCTCTAACGCAATCGGACTACATTTTTATCCAATTTGGGAAGCCGGAACCATGGACGAATGGTTATACAATGGCGGACCATATCAACTCGTTGTCTTTCATTTCCTCATAGGTGTAGCAGCTTATGCAGGCAGACAATGGGAGCTATCATACAGACTTGGCATGAGACCATGGATCTTTGTTGCATATACTGCACCACTATCCGCAGCTCTTGCAGTCTTTCTTGTCTACCCATTCGGTCAGGGTTCATTCTCTGATGGTATGCCTTTAGGAATCAGTGGAACATTTAACTTCATGTTTGTCTTCCAAGCAGAACACAACATCCTTATGCACCCCTTTCATATGCTCGGAGTTGCGGGTGTGTTTGGCGGTGCTTTGTTTGCTGCTATGCACGGAAGCCTTGTTACTTCCTCAT